GAAAGGTATTCTAGGTTGTATGGAGGTTCTACTAGGTCGAACATAGCATAGCCAGTAATTGCTTGTGCTAATAAATTTTGCTGTGTGCCAGTCTCTTCTCTACCAGTAAATGATTTAGAAAATTCTCTGCTCATCTTGCGCTTAAAAGATGTTCCAAGACCTCTTACTTTTTTAAGATCTTCTAGTCCTACCGCAAATGGGTCATTGCTAATTTCATCTTTCTTTAAAGAAAACCAATCGGCATTGTTTGAAATATTAATTATGTTTTCTGAGTTGTCCTCATCAAGAAATTCTACGCTCATTTTATACCCCGTAATTTTTTCATTTCGTCTTTATAGTTTCCAATATCTAGTGGGTCTGGAACTAGTCCCCAGTCTAGTCTTTGCTTTTGGTGTTGGAATTCTTCATCGTCAATCTTTCTTCTTCCAGAAAGAAATTTAGGCCCGCCTTCATATATGCCGAATGAGCGAACTTCTCTAGCCAAAGCATCGATCTTGGATCTATTTCCTTTTTTGGACGTGACTGAAAGAAAATTGCCATCATCGTCTCCAATCCATCTACCATCTGGCATTTGCCAAACATATATCCCAAGAGTTGTTTCCTCTTCAAGGATTTTAGAATTTATTCGGTTGATATCCATAGTAATTTATTTTACCATTACTTCCCGCTTAAGTCCAGCTTTTGTCAACCAGTAGGACAAATTATTTGTTTTGGAGTACAATCCAGTCATTGTCGTAGAACTCTACTGAGTTTTCTGTCAACGTAATGGACGAATCATCTGCTACAGTAGCAGATCTTCCAATATGCATGTTGTAATGAGACAGTGCGGTAGGGGCTGTAAATGTAGATGGATAGTAAGAGATATATTGATATAGGCTAGAAGGGCCACCTGTTGCTGAATGATTAAATAATATTTGGCCTGTAATTGGTCCACTTGTTACAATTATAATATGATAAAGCTCGTTTGGGGTAAATACAGAGCTTATATTTGTCTGAGATGTTCTATCTACCCCATTAACATAAATAGCAGATATATTAGATTTAGTAATAGTTCCATTAGTAGCCCAAGAATATCCTGCTGCTACAAAGTCTCCATTTGCCGTGCTTGATATAATAGAGTTTGATGTAAGGTCTGATAGAGTTAAAAATAACTCTATTGTCTTTATTGATTCTGCGGTGTTAATTTTAAATCCCGCCCCATCTGCTGTTGTCACACCATTTAGCTTTTGGCGGGACAAGATAGGATATTTAACTCGTCCTAGCGTAATATCTTTTGAGGCAAATCCAGCTGTGCCCTCTATTGTATAAATATAATCGGGGTTGCTTATTGAATATAGGATCTGATCTTTATAGAAACAAAGTAGTAGGTTGTATAGTCTTGGAATAAATTTAGATGTATCTGATGATGCAAATGTTATCTCAAGATAAAGGGTTCTTTCAGAACTAAATGATCCTAATTTAAATTGAGGAATTGCTCTTCCATTAGAACAGGCTTGCCATGTTGTTCCATCTGTAGAAGTTCTTACAGACACCCCATTATCGCCGCTCCACTCTATCTTAGAGGAGTCTAAGTCGAATCCTGCAGGAATTGCTATGGCATCTACAACAACTACGCTCTTAGAGGCTGCAGAGTCCGTTTTGTTTATTTCAAGGCATTTCTCTTGGATGTTATATGTTAAATCTTCTGATGCAAAAATTTCTAGCGGCTTATTAGCTGGATAGGCAAAGTTAAATTGTTTGCTAACGCTATCGTCGTATATTTCAAACAACGTACCGCTATCTGGGTAAGAAACTTGAAATGGTGAAGTAGTGCCAGAATAATTATAATGTTCTAAAATTCTATCTGAGCCAAGAGCATACCTGTAAACTGCTGGAGCATCTACAATGAATGAATCGGACGCATTTCCTGTTGGACCTAGTTTTAATGTAATTGTTGGGCTAGTAAACTTGTAATTATTTAAAGATTTGCTTGCTGCAAATTTGCCGTCTACATATAAAGACATTTCTGTAATAGAATACGTGGCTACAATATGATGAGATTGGCTAATATTGGGTAAAGTATAATCAAGTCTTTCCGCTTCAAGTTTAAATACTATGTTACCCTTTTCGTAAAAAATACCGATATTATTTGTTGAGTCTGCAAATATAGTTGTTAACCCAGTTGTAGTAATTTTAGGGTAAATCCAAACTTCTAATGAAAATGCGTTATCTGATGAGTTATTATCTGCAAATCCACCATCGGCGGTAGATCCATAGTAATCTTTGGTTACTGGTAAAGTAATGTACTTTGTGTTTGTTATTAATGATCCATTTGCCCCGCCAGCAACAAGTGGAATAAGCCCCGTAGAAATTGCCCCCGTGTAGGTTCCAGAATTACCACATCCAGAAACGTCGGTTGCGGTAGTGCCAGACAGCTCGTCTAGCGGCCAAAAGCCAATAGGGTAATCGTTTATTACTTTAAGTTGGTAGCTCATCTTATTATTATATACCTATTTCCTTTATATATTATTTTCTAAAGAAAAAGATTGCAACCATATACTTTGTACCCTCTGTTGTTGGCAAAGGCTCATGCAAAATTCCATGGGACTTGAATACGACTGCGCTTCCAGGCTTTGGCTTAACAGAAAGGTTGTCATTAGGAAAAGCCAGGTCTCCACCCTGATAATTATCGTTTAAGTAAAAAACAATTGAAACTGTGCCTGTCAAGTGCTGTGGGCTATAGTCTGGATCCCAGTCAGTATGTGGGCCCATTTCTGTAGAATTGTTATATTTATATATCTTGCAATGTGTTGGGAGATCCCCTAAATCTATTTGATGTGCCGAAGCGTACTCTTCTGCTATTTGTATTGCCCTATAATGAATCATACTGGCAAACTTAGAGTTATGCCTGTCTCTATTATTATTATTTAAAACATTTTTATAATTGATTGTTTTTTCATAACCATACTGAACAGTTTTGCATGAAGAATTCCATGGCTCCCATTTACTTATCTGAGAGCCCATATCTTGAAATTGATCCATTAATTCAATTTCTTTTATTAACTCTTCAGGGTTGTCAAATACTTCTGTATAGTAATGTATATCTGGAGTAAGTATTTCTTTAAGCATCATACTTACCTTTATGTGTTGGTGGAGTTCCCCTTTTCTTAAGATCATTCCACTCTTCGTAAGTTTTTTCTTGTTCTGCTCTTGTTTCTTTAAGTTCGGCTTCCCACTCAGCTATTTGTTCTGGTGTATAAACTGCATCAGCATCATCCCAAAACGATCCCACTGTATATCTTTCTGCCTTTTCAACCATCGTGACTTCATGCTCGTTGCCATATCCACCTTTAAAGAAAGCAAGTCTACCAGGCTTTGGCTTTATTGCAATATCATGATGTTTAAAGTTTAAAAACCCTCCATCAAAATTATCATTTAGATAAAGGAATCCTGCATATTTACTTTTATAGAATGCGGAAGGCTTTCCGTCTTCATGGGTATTATCTGAGTGAAAACCTGCAAATGCTCCTATTACCCACTTTTGTGCGTGGTAACTTACTTCTGATAACTCTTTGTTAAAACAGGTTTCCCCTGCTAGTTTAACTTTTTCTTTTAGTATAGAAAAATAATCTTTAGGCAAGCCAAATAGAAGTAGGTTATCGTCCCAAGGCCAGTAGCCCATGGCAAGAGATCCGTAAAAAGAAATTTGATTCCACTTTAAATGACCAGCGTCGGTAATTGCGTCAAAATAAGCAATTATTTTTTGGCATTCTTCTTCTGTAATTAAACCATCAACAACAAAAACATCATCCTTAAGCGATACAATTTCCATTAGCACTCCGTCTTATCTTTATCTTCTAGACTATCGATATAATCTATATGATCTTGTATTTCTTTTTCAGTTGGAACCTTTAGTTTTCCATTTTCAAATACTAGGTTCCCGCCATATACATCTAGGCTCATTCTTCTTTTTTCCATTTCAGCCCATTTTGTTGCACCGTATTTTAATTGGTTTTCTAGCCATTCATCAGACCCCTTATATGGATAAACCATAAAGTTTCTGATTAAATATTTATTTCCTTTAGTCGCCGTTCTTACGCCATGATAGTATCCTTCTCCAGAAGGAAATACCATTATGTCTCCTGCCTCTGGCTTGTATGCGGGAACAAATTCTCCATTAACATAAAACTCAATTTCTCCGCCTTCATAGTCGTCATTTATATAAACCGTACAGGTTATATAAAATTTATTTCCTGGAGCATCCTTATCTGTTTGTTTAAAATCTGTGTGATACTGCATTGTTAAATTATTCTTTAAAGAATCTACGTTAGTAAAATATTTGCAAAATGATGATGAGCCGAGCTCTGCTCCTTCTGGAAGGTCAACATTATATTTCTTTATGTAGTCTTCAAGAGCAATATTATATGCATCCCAAACTGTTTCTGCAGCCCAATACTCTTTGTCAAAAGTTTCATTTTTGCCACGTAGGTTATCCATAGCACCCTTAAATTTTGTTGATGAGTATGTGCCAAAGGAGCTCCATCTAGTCCACGGAACAAAATAATGTTCATCTGAATCTTTTTCAATGTTTTCTGTAGACTTTACAACATCAAAAATTTCCTTATGATCTGGAAGTAAACCTTTGTAAATTTCAATTCTGGGATACAGGGTCTTTGATACTATATTATCCATTTATTTTTTCTCCTAATTTAGTTATAGTCCAAAACCAAGGTGAGGTGTATCTTGTTCCTTCTGTAATAATATCGACACCATGTATATAGTTTAAATCACCTGGAAAAAAATATGCCGCTCTAGCTTTTGGCTTAAAAGCAATTTCTTGTTTTGGAAAATGCAATCTACCACCTTCGTAATCTTCATTTAAATAGATTACTGTCCCAATGTCATACCATGGAAAATTGTTTGCAGTTCCCTTATCTGGTCCTTCGTGCAATTCTTTATCTGCGTGTGGCCACTGCATAGAGCCAACTGGCCATCTAACAAGGCATGGGCCTGTAGGCTTTACCTCTACATTAAAATGCTTTTCAATCATTACTCTTAGTCTTTCAATTATTGACTCTAGCATTACTGAAACAGCTGGATCTGACTCATCTAAAGATTTTCTTGTTGCAACACGGTTTGCCCATACGTTGTGTTGATAGATGATTGTTCCATTCTCATTTTTAACATCTTGGCCCTGATCCCAAACTTCATTATTTTTAATAAAATTTAAAAGGTATTCGTTTTCTTCTTCCGTTAACAAGTTCTCTATTTCAACAATGTTTTCTTTACCATTGCCAAAATAACCAGAAGGCGTGATTGATGTTCTGTGCTTTCTAATATCCGAAGGGTTCTCTACAGTGTTTTCCATTTATTTTTCCTATTCATATTTCTTGGGTACCCAGGTATTTTTTTTATATACTCCAGTATTTGCTCTATATATGGCCACATGGTCATTGTGTCTTTTTTGCATTTCTTGATACGTATACAAATTAAACTCTGATTTCCATTCTTCTCTTTTGATTGGAATTATTTGTGCATAGGGAGTTCCTTTTGGAATAATTCCTTTAAAGCCATCTCTAATAAAAAATGGCATTAGCCCTGGCGGGGCATACCTATCACTATCAATTATACCGCCTACCGTTAAAAAAGGCAGCTCAAAATTATTAATAGGCTGTACAACTAAAGCGCTATACCCTTCTGGAAGGGTAAATCCCCAATTTGGATACCAGTGATAAACAAATTTATAATATCCTTCTGGATAATGAAATTCTCCCATGTGCGAACGAATTGAAACAAAGTCATCAAATCCTGGCTCTGCTTGCACTAATGTGTATCCGTCTTTTATAAAAACATTAATGTCGCATGGTGTTGTAAGCATATATCCTGTCGTAAAAATATCATGTAAGGCTGGACAGGCTTTAAAGCCTGGGCCTCTTTGATTGTCTGGAGGACCGACTACATCATTTCCTTCAAAATCTTTCCAGTACTTGCTAGCATTCTTAAACCATCCTGGCATAACATTT